TATATATATATATATATATATATATATATATATATATATAAAATAAATAAAGAAACCATTATAGTTATTAAAAAATTTTTTCATTTTTGAATCATGGAAAGTGTTTTGGAAAAACATTTTGAGAATATGATGTTGGATGTGTTGGAAAAAAAACTCAAACAATCTCCAGCCATTTACAAGAAAATCTCTCAATTGGAAGAAGAAATGACTGGCTTGAAAGAACGTTTGACATTTGTGGCTCAACAATTGAAAGGTACCAAAGACGAGTTGCGATCAACCAAAGAAGAGTTGCGATCAACCAAAGAAGAGTTGCGATCAACCAAAGAAGAGTTGCGATCAACCAAAGAAGAGTTGCGATCAACCAAAGACGAGTTGCGATCAACCAAAGACGAGTTGCGATCAACCAAAGAAGAGTTGCGATCAACCAAAGAAGAGTTGGCAGGTAATAAATTGGAATATGCATTCAATCTCGCGAATATTCAACAAGAGTTGGAAAGTGTGAAATCCTTATTGGATATCAGTGAAGCGTCCAACCGCACGTTGAAGCGAAAAAACACCGATTTGGAGGAGGAGTTGGATTTGGAAGAGTTGCCAACGAAAAAAAAATATAAACCGTATAATCAAAAGGTATACGAGTACAACGGGTACATTGATAAATGGGAAGGAGATGCATTCTTTGTAAATGCGAATGCCTCTATTTTCAATGACAGACGCTCGACATTTCAATTTACGCGAACGTTCCGAAACAAAAATTACGAGGTAAAAAAAGTGGAAAGTGGTGGTATTCAATATTTTAGGTGCGAGCACCCAACGATGACGAAAACCGATTTTTTGAACCAAGTGAATATGTATCAGAAACAACAAGAAAAACAAGAGGAACAACAAGAGTTCGATCTAAATTTCTTATTCGAGGAGTAAAACCATTTTTAAAATTTTGTTATAACCCTTGTTTATAATTTTAATTTTAGTTTATAATATTCATGCAACCATACGTCGATGTACCGGTCGATGATCTTGTCGCTGAAAAACAACGTGGGAAGGTGCAAGTAATTGTACAAGTACGGAACGATCGTGGGCCCTACATACCACTGCGACGATTGTGCATAGGCCGGACTGAATTTTGCCAACTGCGCTTGGTACTTTGCTTCCAAAAATGCTTCCATTTTGAGTACGACCCTGATTTTTTTTTTACACTTCCAACACGTAGATCAAGAGGCATGCCCATTCGATCAAGAGGTACAGCCCTAAGAAAATGGGTAGGATCAACCGGGTCATGTCCACGAAGAACAACATGGCATACAAGCCCAGAGTAGGGACGGCGAGGCCAACGGTCCAACACAGGTTGTGGTACAGTCGCTCTTTTGGATTGAAGACCACCACAAGTGAAAATGTTTTGCACACCATCGATACGCTACCCACCACCGCGCGTTGTATGCAGGCTGGGTGTATTTGCTGGTACCAGATCAACATGTGCCGCACATTCAAGTACGGGTAGCAAGACTGCATCAGGACGACGTAGGCGATCGAAGTACTCAGGCTTCCCACAAACGAAGGCACGATCCAGTAATTGATCCGTTTCTGCTCTTTCCACTTGTACGGCGTCTTGCACACCGCGCAATTGCGATGCTTTTCGTGGGACTTCGGGAACTGGCACCTCCACGTGGAGAGGCAGTCTTTGTGGACGAACGCCATGGACCCGCGGCAATTGCATGCGGATTTCAACGGGCGCAGGAGGGTGCCGCCGTCCAGACAAATGCGGCAAAAGGAAGCACCTTCTTCCATAGAAATTTGATTAAGTGGGTGAAAAAAAAAATCGATCCGTTCCAACCCCAAAAACTATTTTCACAGGTTCATCAAAAAAATGTTTGTTGTTGTATTGTTTCTCGTACATATGGCGTCTTACTGGGCAACCGCGCTGTTTTACGTGGCAGTCCATCGGCAACAATCGCGACATGCTTCTACACTCGTGCACAATGTATTGCGAAACCAAATTGTATTCACACCGTTGTACACGATTCCATTCCATTTTTACCCAGCCCCGTACGCATGCTGGAACATCGTTTGGCAACTTCCGTGCATCGTGCTGCTGACCGACCTCCTATTTTATTCCACCCATCGCTACTTTCATTTTAACAAGTACCTGTATTCGAACATTCATGTGCACCACCACAAACTGGACAGACCAATATACGCACCAGGGGCATTAAATGCGCATCCCGTAGAACATTTATTCGTGAATTTGTTCTCGACCGTCGCGCCGCTCTTCCTGGTGAAAGCAAGTTTGACGGTGGCAGTTGTGTGGACCATCATGGCGTCGGTGAACGTGGTGATTGCCCACTCCGCCACGTGGAACGATGACCCACACACCGTTCATCACAAGTACAAAGCCTACAATTATGGGGCAGGGCCTTTGTTGCTGGACCGTTTGTTCGGGTCGTACAAACTACAACAATCGTACAAACTACAACAATCCCTGTAGCAAGCAATCTGCCAAATCATCTTGCTTGTCCGCTTTTTCAAACACGTCCGCCCAATCGGTTCCTTCCGTCTTCAAATGCTCGCGCGCCTGGTCGATCGCGTACTGTTTGTGGATCTTGTACCGCTCTTTCGTCGGCTTGCCTTTGCAATCCGGGCACCCTTTCAATTTTCGCTTCGGACTGACGAAACTCACCTTGATACCTTTGTTGTAAAAATAACCTTGAAGTACATGGCTCAACACTTTCATCCCGGTGTTGCTGCGTTTATGAAATCCGACGGGCTGCTGCTCGATCAGCACTTTGTCCGCTTCCAATTCCTCTTGTTGCAAGTGGTCGATCAGTGCCTCGCACAAGATGGCGATGGAAGGCTTCTTCGCCTTGGATTTTCCCTCGATGATGTTGACGCACTTCCACGTGGTGATTTTTTTATCGTCCAGCACGCAGTACGCGAGGTTTTTGTACCCCATGTCGAAACTCAATACTTTGGGCATAGTTAGTTAATTTGATCAGACGGTGGCAAAAAAAAAAGACGCGACTCAACTTATTGTTTCCGGAAGTAGGTCGAGAACACGTTGCCCTGTTCGTCACGCACTCGATCCGTAACAACGGGTGCTGTGAACAAGGGATCTCCGAATTGCCGATCCCGCCTGGTCTTTTCTCGGTGGCATTGCACGCACAGCATTTGCAAATTGAGCCGGTGGTGGTTGTTCCGGATCGCCTGCTGCTCGATATGGTCCACCTCGTAGTCCGAAACCACCTGCTGGCACATGGCGCACCGAAAACGTTGCTCCGCCGCGACGGCTTTCTTCTCGGCCTCGGTTAATTTCCGTTTGCAGTGGTTGTTGGTGATGAACGTGTCCCACTTCTTCAACCGGGCGGCATCGATTTTCGATCGCAAGATGACGTACACCGCGCTCTCTTCCACGAACAACCCTTCGCTGGTAAAGATGCAACAGCAAGGGGTAATGTTTTCTTCGATCCAATCGCGAAACGTGTCGATGTGGAGCACCGACCGGATCAAATCGATGTGGAGGAACGGTCGATTTTTCTTCAACGATACCATCCGAATCATGGTTTTGAGTCAAGGAGGTAAAAAAAGAACGAAAACTTCACCATGCATTTTTAATTGATTTTGGATTTCCCTAGGATGGCGCTTTCCAAATGGGCTGGCATGTTGTAGTACCGTTTGACGCGGCAATCTTGTTTCTCGTATTGGTCTTTGGCGCGGGACAACGCTGCGTCCAAGTTGCTAGCCGTGTCGCGGCCACATATGCCCTCTGCACGGTTGACGCCGTACAACGAATCCGCAATCGAGCGTGTGGATTCTGGGTACGTGATCATACTGCCTTGTTTGACACCTTTCAGTATTTCGGAAGGGTCGGTCTCTCCCACCATGTCTTGTTTGCTGTCGCAATCGGTGCATGCAGAAGCAGGCTGTTGCTGCATCTCTTCCTCTTCTTCCATTTCTTCTTCATGTGCGTCTAACGATGTAGGTGCTTTTGGAAGAAATACATAAAGAAGGGCAATGATTACGATGGCTGCAAGTGCCATCATTCCCATCTCTTTTTGACTTTTGGTAAGGCGCATGGTATTTTTGGTATGTGTTCAGATTTTTTTTTACCCGCTAGATTTTTTTCGTCTGGTCGTACGACTTCAGACGCCGACTTCAGTTACCGACTTCAGACGCCGACTTCAGACACCGAGACTCAAAAAAAAATTAAAATATTTACGGTTTATGTTTTACACTCTCCCCAATTACTCGATTTCCCTGTACGGGTCGGAATTATTGTCTTCCACCTCCATCTCATTGGAATGTTCGGTGGCATCCACGCCAACAAATGGGAACGCATCTGCCTCTGCATTTTTCTCCACCAACAAATGGGTGGCAAGGTAAGTGCATCCAAATTGCTTTTGCACAAACCATACGCCGGTCATCTGGACAATCGGTGTAACGTAGCCACCCCGTTGAACATCTTCCATGGTACCTTTGCTCCAACTCTGCTCGCCGTTGCTGTTGGTGTGCAAAATGTAGATTCTTGGCACTTGCTTTCCCTCCGTTGCCACTTTGATACGCATCAAAGGAGGGTACTTCCCGTCCATAGAACCTTGGCACCCGTACCGGTACATCTCCTGATCTTTGATTTTAGAAGCACTGAGTGACTTGCCAAACCAACTTTTACTGTTTTTCGCCCCTTCGTTGATGACGCGGTCGTCGAATTGGCGAATCTTGTTGAAAAATTCTGAATTGTCGATGGACAGTTCCAAATTGTACCTGGTAGACTGGGATTGCTCGTTGCGATCCAAGCCGAACGGTATGCGGCATTTTGGCATCTGAAACGACGGGTTGCTCTTGTTGCTCGCCGACGTATCCATGTAGCAGGTATTCCCGCCTTTGGAATTTTTGATGGGATCCTTGATAACGATCCCATCGTAGTTGAATTGTTCCCATAAGGTTTGTGACATGATCTTGCGGTTGTTTGTGGTGCGGTACGTACTGTCGGAATACTGGGTAAGGTTGTTTTTTGAATAATAGTAATATATATATTTTCGCATAATGAACGCACTGTTTAAAAATATTATTCAATTATTGGGTTCTCCTCGTCCATTACAAAATCTCTCATGGAAAGTATTTCGGATGCTCTCACGGCCTCACAATCAAGACTTAACATGGCACTCAACAACGTTCTGTACCTTTCCTGCGCTTGCGGCATCTGCAACGGCATCTGTCTAAGTTGGTAATGCCCTTCCCCTGCACGTGGCCGTGTGACTTTCATTACAATCAATGCAACATTGCCACCGCGAACAATGTTGTTTTTAAGACTATTATCCAATGAATATCCTGTGCCAACATTTTCCGGGTTCAACCTATCCGCTCCAGATTCTATATTATATTCATTTGTAAACAAATTAAAATATGGACGTGGCGTCCACCTGCTTTCTTTTTCCAATGGCATTGTCCACGCATAATCGAAAAAAGAGAGCGTTCGTTTCTCTACCTCTGGGTGCTTATCCCAATCGTTGTGACTCCAAGTGACATTTTGGTTTTGGATATTATAAACTTTGTTTAATATTTTAGTCAAATCCGCAACATGTTTGTCAGGCATGTTGACGAAGGAATAACATATTGACGAATTCAAAGGACATACGTATATAGGTGCTTCCAATGGATTCTGGCGTTGAATGGTATCAGCAGCAATAACGAAATAACACGACATGATTCATCTAGAATATAAAATTTTGAAAATTTGTCTTTTTTGATGTATTATATTATTACTTCATCCATATATATATATATTATTATTATCATTATTATTTATAATAATATGTACTAATATCCCCTTTTTTTGGATAGTGCGTATAGGATGGACGCACACCATTCATTTCTTAGACTACATCCCCGTTTCCTATTGCAACATAGCAGGCACAGAGCAGGCGTTATCTGAAAAAACATTTTTTTTACCTTAATAAAGTTATACTTATTTTTTTGTACTTGTTTGTAGTGTCCTTCCCTAGCAACTGACCTTAAAAAAATGTTTTTTCGCGTAGTCCT